TACACCTAGTGAATACTCATTAGTTGGTATTCAAAAAATTGCAGCAGCAAATTCAAATACAGCAACAAGACATATTTTACAAGGTGGTTTGTTATTAACAGCTGAGTTAGCAGAGTGTTTATCATTACGTGTTTCTGATATATTGGAGTATTCACCAACTAAAGATGCTTTTATACAACAAATTGGAGCGCATAACGTAGGAACTTTAGAAGAATTATCAAGTTTACATTTACATGATTTTGGTATATTTATTGAGTTAGCTCCAGATGATGAAGAAAAACAATTATTAGAAAATAATATACAAGCAGCAATTGCACAACAAGGTATTGATTTAGAAGATGCTATTGATATTAGGGAAATAAAAAATGTTAAACTAGCTAATCAATTATTAAAAATTAGAAGAAAAAAGAAAGTTAAACAAGATCAACAATTACAACAAGAAAATATTAAAGCTCAAGCTGATGCAAACGCACAATCTCAACAAGTTGCGGCACAAGCAGAAGTTGATAAACAAAAAGCTCTAAACCAAAGTAAAATTGAACTTGAAGAAAATAAGATAAAATTAGAAAATCAAAAGCTTCAACAAGAAAATATTTTGAAAAAAGATTTAATGAATCATGAGTTCCAAATTCAAATGAAATTAAAGCAAATGGAAATTGATGCATTAACTAATAAAGAAACTATAAAAGAAGATCGTAAAGATGAAAGAACTAAAATTCAAGCATCTCAACAGTCTGAATTAATAGATCAAAGACAAAAGGGATCACCACCTAAAAAATTCGAATCTACAGGTGATAATATATTAGATGAGGATTTTAATTTAGGTGCATTAAGTCCTATGTAATTTTTAATAACAAATAAATAATAACAAAATGGGAAACGTAGTACAAGATTGGACTGGTAAAATAACTGGATCTGTTTTTACAACAGCTTCAAGTGATGCTATAAAACCTCCTACAGGTCATGTGTTTGTTGCTATAACAGCTTTAACTGACACTGATTTTGATGCTTCTGGTGGTTTAGTTGCTGAAACAGCAACAGTTTGGGCTAACACAGAAGATGCTGCTGGTGATTTAGCAGCGGGTTCTGAAACAGCAAGTGAAGGATCTGGTGGTGTTCAAATAACAAACACAAACTTAGATTTAAAATCTGGTATAACAATTTATGGTAGATATACTGAAATTGATGTTAATGCAGGACAAATAATAGCATACATAGGAAAATAAGAAATTTGTATACATTTTAGTATACATTATGTTTAATTATATAATATTATATTATGGCAAAAGTAAAAACAAAAAAAGAAGAGGTGGCTGAAAAAACCACTGACAAAGTTGTTGAAACAAAAGGAGCAACTGAAGATGGTAAATTAAAGGTTAAAAAAACAAAACCTTCAATGAAATCAATGCAAAATAACAATGAACCTATTAAGGTTGATTTAAGTAAACCTAAAACAGAAGAAAAAGATGAGTCCATTCAAGAGTCAAAAACAGATGAGGTGGATGTTCAAGAACAAACCACAGCTAGCAAAGAAGTGGGTGATGAAGGCAAAGAGGTCAACAACGAAGAAAAAATAGATGAACCTGTTATCGAAGAAATCACTGAAGAAAAAGTGGAAGAAAAAGAAACTGAACAGCAGGGAGATAAGGTTGAGGAAACTAGAGATGAAGTTGAAAAAGAAGTTGAAACTACTGAACAAACTAGTAGCAATATTCCAGAAAATATTCAAAAAGTTGTAGACTTTATGAATGAAACTGGTGGTGATCTTGAAGATTATGTAAAATTAAATCAAGATTACAGTAAGCTTGATGATGAAGCATTATTAAGAGAGTATTATAACAAAACTAAACCTCATTTAAATACAGATGAAATTAACTTTTTAATCGAAGATAATTTTAATTATGATGAAGATACAGATGAGGAAATAGACATCAAGAGAAAGAAATTAGCGTTTAAAGAGCAAGTTGCCAACGCGAAATCCCATATGAACGGGTTAAAATCTAAGTACTACGAAGAAATCAAATCAGGATCCAAGTTGGCTCCAGAGCAACAAAAAGCTATTGATTTTTTTAATAGATACAACAAGGAGCAGAAAGAGAACGATCAATTAGCAGAAGAAAGAAGATCTATATTTCAAGATAAAACCAAACAGGTTTTTAACGATAAATTCAAAGGTTTTGAATATAACGTTGGAGAAAAGAAATTTAGATTTAATGTTAAAGATGTAAATAAAACAAGAGAAACACAAAGTGACATTAATAATTTTGTTAGTAAATTTACTAATAAAAAACAAGAAATGGAAAACGCTGTGGATTATCATAAATCTTTATTTACAGCTATGAATGCTGATGCTATTGCAAATCATTTTTACGAACAAGGAAAGGCTGATGGTGTTAAATCTAGTGTTCAAAACGCTAAGAATATAGACATGAAGCCTAGACAAGGACATGAAACCGTTGAAACCGGTGGAATGAAAGTAAGGGCGATTAGCGGTGATGATTCTAATAAACTCCGATTTAAAATTAGAAATAAAAGTTAAAAATTAAAATTTAAAACAAATGGCAGCAATTACTCCGACCGCTGGGTCGAATTTAAATTCAACTCCAGCGCCGACTAAACAAACGCTTCAGAGCAATTATGTAGATTTTACATCTTCTGCTACTGAAGGATGGGCTCAACAATATCTACCTGATATTATAGAGAAAGAAGCTGAGGTTTTTGGAAACAGAACTATCTCAGGTTTTCTTAATCAAGTAGGTGCAGAAGAGTCTATGGCTTCTGACAGAGTTATCTGGTCAGAACAAGGTAGATTACATCTATCATACACTGGTGCAGCAATTACTAGTGCTGGTGTTATTACAATCGCGAGTTCTGGAACTCACGCTGTACGTGTTGGTCAAACAATCGTATTAAGTGACAACCAAGCAACTCCAACAATTATAAAATGCTGGGTTAAGGCAGTATCAGCTGACAACACCGAATTAACTGTAATTCCTTATTCAGGAGGTGCAACTGTAGGTGCGGTTAGTGGATTCTCTGTTTCAGGAACAGTAGACTTTTTCGTTTACGGATCTGAATTCAAAAAAGGAGACAGTGGTATGTCTAACGCGGTTACTCCTCAACACAAAACTTTTGTGAACAAACCAATTATCATCAAAGATAAATTTGAAGTTAGTGGTTCTGACACAGCAGCTATTGGTTGGGTTGAAATTTCAGGTGAAGAAGGTCAAAATGGTTACCTATGGTATTTAAAAGCTGAAGGTGATACTAGAGCTAGATTCGCTGATTACTTAGAAATGGCATGCGTTGAAGGTGAATTAGCTAAAGCTACAGGTGGTGTAGATACTGAACTAGGAACAGCTGGTTCTGATGACACTGCAGGTACTGAAGGTTTATTCGCGGCAATCAATGATAGAGGTCACGTTACTTCTGGTATCGCTGGTACTAGTGCAGCTGATGACTTAGGATCTTTTGATGAGATTCTTAAGAAATTTGATGGACAAGGTGCGATCGAAGAAAACATGTTATATGTTAACAGAAGCGTTTCTCTAGCTATCGATGATATGTTAGCATCGCAAAATTCTTATGGTGCTGGTGGTACTTCTTATGGAGTATTCAACAACGATGAGGATATGGCATTAAATTTAGGATTTTCTGGTTTCAGAAGAGGTTCTTATGACTTCTATAAAACTGACTGGAAATATTTAAATGATTCTACTCTTAGAGGTATGACAAATATCTCAGATGTAAGAGGTGTAATCATTCCAGCTGGTGTATCAACAGTTTATGATCAGTCTTTAGGTAAAAACTTAAAAAGACCTTTCTTACACGTAAGATACAGAGCTTCTCAAACTGATGATAGAAAAATGAAATCATGGATCACTGGTTCAGTTGGTGGAAACATCACTTCAGACCTTGATGCAATGGAGGTCCATTATCTATCAGAAAGATGTTTAGTAGTACAAGGAGCGAATAACTTCATGTTACTTAACTAATACATTATTTTTATAAAGAGTTAGGTGCTTCGGCACCTAGCACTTTATTTTTTTTTAACTATTTAATTATATTATATTATGGCAAAAAAGCAAAAAACACAAGGAAAAGTGGAAACCGCTATGTCTGGTGCTGAAGCAGCAAAGAAAAGGGGTTTTAAAATGGAAAAATTACAACCTGCCACTAAGCAAAGAGTTCCTACATTAGGTACTCAAGATGCAAAAAGCACAGTAGATGATTGGCAGATTAAAGATAGAGTATATTATTTAAGAGAGGGATTATCCCCATTAACCTACACAATAAAAAGTAGAGGACTTTATTGGTTTGATGAGGGTGTAGGATATGAAAGAGAATTAAAATATACTACTAATCAAAGAACGGTTTTTGTAGATGAATTTAAAGGTGACGCAAGATTAGGTCACATTGTTTTTGAAGATGGCGTTTTAAATGTTCCTAAAGAAAAACAAACATTACAAAAATTATTATCATTATATCACCCAGAGAAAGGAAGAATTTATAATGAATTTGATGCTACAGAAGAAGCAAAAGATGATTTGGTTGATATAGAGATGGAAATAGAAGCTTTAAATATAGCTAAAAACTTAGAAGTAGATCAAGCAGAAGCAATAATTAGGGTTGAACAAGGCAATAAAGTAAGTGAAATGACATCTAAAGAAATAAAAAGAGATGCTTTACTTTTTGCTAGAAGATCACCTAAGTTGTTTATGGATCTAGTTCAAGATGAGAATGTTAGTTTAAGAAATGTTGGTATTAAAGCTGTTGAAGCTGGTATAATAAATATTTCTGGAGATAATAGAACTTTTCATTGGGCAAGTAATGATAGAAAAATCATGACTGTACCTTTTGATGAGAATCCTTATTCAGCATTAGCTGCATTCTTTAAAACAGATGATGGGGTTGA